TGACTTGTTAGGAATATCTGCAAACATTCGAATATACTTTTTATCGAAGTCATAGACCTTTAAAGTAAATGGACTGAAATAAATAGTCGATGTCTTCTGAATGGTTACTCTGAACCCTGTATCTGTACCTGGGCCATCACCTAACTGGTGTTCTGGAATAAAATTATATTTTGCTGGTCTACTCATGTTTTTTGTTTTAGTTTTTTCAAGGGCATGTGGGGAGAGGTATCTAATCAGGATACCCCCACGTTGTACGTGTTTTTTCTTATCTTGTCAGAGTGATTTCATTCCAACAAGAGTTTAGTGGGGAACTTTTCACCGAGGTGTACTGCCTCCGTGTTGCGCATCCCCCCAACTGCCCTCGAAGTGTTAATGTACCGACCTAGTTTAAGGACGTTCCGGTCACGAATTATACAAAGGACTGTTCCTCGTATATTTCAACTCCTATAGCCAATGAACCGTCAAGTGCAGCTTTTCTAGCTTTCACCTCGTCCCATACTAGATATTCAGAATCTATTAGTTTCTTCCAGTCATACCACGTCATCTCTTTCAAGTTCGCAAACCGTACTTTACGATTGGTACGAGTGTGGAAATCTGCAGACTTGGTAATTACCTCAGGTGCAGCTTCAACTTTTGCTTCAGCTTTTGCAATAACTTTTTCAGCTTTTGCTTCAGTGATTTCTCCAGCTTTTACCAATGCTTCAGCTTCAGCAATTTTCCTAGCAGCTTCAGCAGCAATCTTTCTGTTCTTTTCGTCTACCTCGTTTTGGTAAATCCTCATCTTACTTTCGATCTGTGCTGTAGCAACGTCACAGTCTGTTTCCACGTTAATGAACCAGCCAGTAATAGTTTTCACAACTTCTTTGAGAGGCTTTGTTGCCTTTTCTTTTTCCTCCTTAACTGCCTTTGCATAGTTCTTTATTTCCTTTCGAATCTCAGCAGCTTTAAGCATACTTTCATCGTCGGTAATAACTACCAGTTCTGCACTACCTCGAATTGCACTCACCTTCTTTTCCAATATTACTAGTTCTTTTGTTTTTGTGGCTTCCATTTTTTTGTTTCAATTAAGGATAAAGTCGAGAGGGTAAGGTTTTCACTTACAATCCCTCAAAGAGAGCAGAAGCATGAGAAGGTTTTACAAAAACTCTCACTTCCTCCGGGTATTTATTTTCCCCCACCTCTCGATTCTATCCTCAATTTTTTGTTATTTTATTGCTAAAAAAATTCGGTTAATATCTGCAAGATTCAAAGTGTAATCCTCTAAATCTTCCTCGTTAGTCATCTTTCGATCTGCTTCTTTTCTTAATGCTGCACCAAACTTTGATTGTTTTGCTGGAGTAAGAGTCTCATAAAGATGAGCAAAGGTCCATGCAACTTTTCTGTCTTTGAACATTGTCATGTTAGTTTGTTTCTGTTATTTCTTCAATTAAGAGACGTACTGTTGGAATTTGTCCTTCTGCTTCTTTCTCAAGAATCCATTTTTCTAGAGTAGATACTAAATATGATTTTGCGTATACATTTAGTGAATAAATAAAGTCGTTAAACATTTTGTGTAAAGAATAAGTTAATGATGAATAATGGGAACCAGAAAATTGTACTAGCAAACAAACCAGCTATTAAGATGAAGAGAAATGTTTTCACTAACCAGAAACTTCCTGAGAAGAATTCTTTTAGTCCTTTGATACGTCTTTCTCTACGTAAACTTTTTGATGAGATGGTCATTATGCGTTATCACGAATTATCTCATAAAAAGGGTGAAACTTCGGCTTGTTTCCCTCTGCCCACATTTTCTTTACTGCTTCGATATGTCCTCGAACTCCCTCATATCTTACATATCCTCTTTTTTCTGAGTGTTCAATCGCTTCTTTGCACTCGTCTATTGTGATGTATTTCATTTTTAGTTAATATTACCAGTTTTCGCTGTTCTTAATAATTTTAGGCTCTGGGAATTTACCAGGACATTGTCGTTTTACGGTGCCTAATGAACGCTTAATCTCCATTAAGGAAAGACATATTGAAACTATATAAGTGAATTTAATGGAATGTCCCGGCAATAAAAGTAATAACTTCAGCGGATTCCTTATGTTTCAATTACCTAAACATCATACACCGTAGTGTACAAAATGTACATGGTACATCTTATCTATTTTGTTATGTAATGTTGTTAGACTTAAAGTATTTATATAGATTACGTTATTCTTAGTATTTTACTTTTTACTAAAAATGTTATGTAATACTTCTATCTAATTTTTCAAATTCAGATTTAACGAAAGAAGGGTTAAAAGAACCCATATCTTTAATAATATACGGAGTATATCCTAGTTTTTCAATGATACTTTTTCGGTTATTTAATCGACTATTTGCACAGTATATTGAACAGTAACCACCAGGAGTTATGCTTTTTTTATTCTTGCAGATTTTACACATACTTAGAGTATACCATAAAAAAGCCCCTAAGTAAATAGGGGCCGTAGGGCGGATATTTTAGTCCGCGGCGTAAGCGTCCACTAACCCAACAAATGGTTTTATGTGGGTTGCTAGATGAGACCACCTCCTTTCATTTATTGCATAGAAGTTTGACCTCTTCAATTACTAATTTCTTCCTTTTGATAACATACTGAGAGTAGCAAAAAGAAGAGCAAACAACATCACCGTTAACAAAGGTGTGATAAGTCACTGTGCAATTTACACCCAAACAATTTGCACATTTTGTACCGCTTGGTTTATATTCCATGATAGTCTCCAGTTGAAAGAACTACAGGGGGCAGGCATCGAACCTACATTCGGGTTTGGACTCCGAGTCCTATCATTGGACGACCCCTTAGTATAACTATAGTACTCTTGAAAATAGATAACACTGTACAAAAGAAAAGTAGGGGGTTTACTTTTTCTGCAGATATGTATATAATCTTCTTATGGATAAAAAAGCTAAATCACTTTTTAATAATTGTGGGCAACAACTCCAAGATTGTTTAGGTTTTAGCGACCTTTCCAGCAGTCTTGGAGTTTTTGCTCGTAAAAACTATGGCTAAAGAGCGAATGGTAAATACGAGATTCTGGATAGATGATTACATCTCTGAGCTTGACCCGACCGAAAAATTATTATTCTTGTATATTCTAACAAACCCGATGACGGACATTTGTGGAGTTTATGAAATGCCTGTAAAAATAATGGCAGTAGAAACTGGAATAGACAAAGATATGGTTCTGAAGGTGCTCAAACGGTTTGAAGAAGACAAAAAAGTCTTTTATCAAAATGGATGGGTTGCTATTAAGAATTTTGCAAAACACCAAAAAAATAACCCAAAAGTAAAAAGAGGTATAGAAATTGGGCTATCTAAAGCACCAAAAGAATTAGTAGATAGACTATTGATAGACTATGATAGACTATCGCACTCTAATCTTAATTCTAATCTTAATCCTAAGTATACAGAGCAGAGCTCTGAAACTCCTATAAAAAAAGAAGAGAAAGAAGACGTACCTTTTATTTTAGAGGAATATCTAGAAAAGATGAAAGTCGATAAAAACAACCACGTAAGACTCATCTCCTATTTTATTACAAGGAAAGAACTCGCTCCTGGTACTGTAGCCGAGATGGGAGAAATCATCAGACGTAATGCTAAAATTGCCAAGAGAATTGCAGATACTTATTCGAAGAGTAAAATAGCAAAGGCATTCGATATCTGTATAGAAAAACATTCCGATATTGATTGGGGTCTAGAAACAGTCTACAAGAAACTAACCAATTCAAACTTATGAGCAGACTAGATACAGACAAACTCCTAAAAAGTCTCCAAGTAGAACTTGAGAAGACTCAACAAGGTGTAGAACTCACTGAAAGTCTTGAAAGACTAAAACATATTGCTAGTGTATATACTGGTTCAGATGAAATGGTTTCAACTCAAGGGATTATAGATCGACTACGTAATGAACCTGAAGAGCTAAAAATCATGACAGGGTGGACTAGTCTAGATGCTATTCTTAGAGGGTTTAGACTACAGCAGGTTGTTGCTATCTCTGCTGCAACTAAGAGTGGTAAGACTTCATTCATGATGGATTTTACTACCCGTATCAAAGAGTTCAACCCTGCTTGGTTTCCTTTTGAGGAATCTGCCGAGGAACTTATTCGTAAATATCTAGAGAGACAACAGGAACCTCCTCATTTCTTTACTCCTCTTTCAATGAAACCAGTGACGATAGAATGGTTAGAGAGCAAAATCGTAGAATCAATAGCAAAGTATGATACGAAGGTTGTCATCATAGACCACCTAGACTTCATTGTTCCGTTTGGTTCCGATAACCATTCACTACGTATGAGTCAAGCAATGAGAGATCTCAAGGGATTAGCAAAAAAGTGGAACATTGTGATTTTCATTATCTGCCACCTAGTCAAGACTCGAATGGATAATCAACCAACTCTTGAAGATCTCAGAGGTACTGCAGCAATTGCACAGGAGTCAGATACCGTTTTGCTTCTCTGGAGAGAAATGAGAAAAGTCTCCGGCGTTGTAGAAATCTCAAACAATCTCAACGTATCCGTCCAGGCAAACAGAAGAACAGGAACGACTGGTAATGTGAAGATGATTTTCAACAATGGAATCTTTTATGAGAAAGACTGGACAACGGATCGAAAACCAGATGAAGTCTCAGGTGATGGGTTATTCTAACATGATGAAACATTCAGCAAAAAAGAAGAGACTCTTGGAAGATAAAGCAAACGTCATAGAAGTGATGATTGTTATTGCTAAACTCATGAAGAGAGAGATCGACGAAGAACAATACCAGAAGTATCTAGGGCAATACGAATACTTCGGAGGAGTTGTAAAAATGTTAGAAGAGAGTATTTTTGAGATTGATGCACTACCACCAGAGGTTAGTAAGAATCTAGGAGTTCCTAAGAAAAAACAAGAACAGTCTGAAGAAATAGGACAATTCAAGAAACGTAGAACTTACCCAAACGGTATTGAAATACCCCAGGGAATCGAAGATCTGCTCTGAGAATCACTAGAAACCGTGAATTTCGAACATAATTCTGCAGACGTGATATGATTCTAAGAGGTTATACTTTGAACCCTCTGCTGAATTGATGTATCATTCCAGTTTAGTAGAGGTCAGTCGGACTCAGTTTTTCGTTTTACCCTCTTATCCATTGGAGGGTTCAGGGTGTAACTTTTATACGTTTTTAATTTTTTAGCCACATGACTGACGAAAACATTGTAGATGAAGTACTTGGAGAAACAACCGAAGATGCAGTTGCTACAGCTGAAGCATCTCTAGAAGATATTATGAACGAGGAGGTAGAAGAGGAAGAGTCTCTAGAGGAATCTATCTAGTTCTAATTTCTAAGTCCCGATTAGTCTTAGGTTTCCTTCGGGAAAGGGTAAGAAGCAATTCGCTCATAATCTAACTATGACCAGTGTATATAAGAAAATGCAGTATGGTGGATATAATCACCACCCGTTCAAAACAATACGTCGTGCTTTTAACAATTTTTTAAATGAAAATCAACAGATGAAATGCGCTAATTGTCCTAAACAGATGACTGCTCAATATCTCATTAAGGGAAAGAAATTAGTCTGTGGAGACTGTATAGAGAAAATCTGGAAAGCAGAGGATATAGAATTTCGGGCGTCAAACTCCTTATCTTCTCAGAGAGACACAAAGACTAACCACGAATAAGAACCAAATGAAAGACTTCCTAGAGAACATACTTATCATCACCGCTATTATAGGATTCACTTATATCTTCTACTGGGGACTCTTCCATTTTGCTACTTCATACTTTCTATGAAAAACATCTTCTGCATTATAGGACTACACCGATGGGAAATCTTTGCTACGGTAAACCAAGGCATTGAAATTAGATGTAAGAAGTGTCCTGCTATCCTACACAGTCTTGACGGAAAACTTTACTAGAAACAGTTTGAATATTTGAAATATGACGACTACTAAGAAACAAAGAGGAGGTTCTAGAAAAGGAGCTGGCCGAAAGGTTGCTACTCATACTGTTTTAGCAGAACAAATGAGAAAGATGATGATTGAGACTCTTCATAAAAGGTTTCAACCGGTGCTTGAAGCTCAGATAGATGCTGCGATCGGAATAACTTCAGAAAAGTTTGACCGAAAGACTGGTGAACTTTATTATGTAGAGGAAGGACCAAGTACTGTTGCAGCTAAGTTTGTTACGGAGCAAGTTCTCGGTCGTGCAAAAGAATCCGTAGAACACTCCGGAGAAATTAAAGGGCTTGTTGGTCTCATTACTCAACTAACTCAAGACGATAAAGAAGAAGATTAGCTATGATTGATTGGTCAAACAAACTTAACTTCGAAGAACGAAGAATGGTTGTTCAACTCTATTTGGGCGGTGTTAGTATTTCAGCCATTACAAAGATCTATCAAGTGCATCACTCATCGATTCACTATCATCTTAAGAAGGCAGGAGTCTACGTGGTAAATAGAAAACCAGTAGTTTCGTTCAATGCAATACAGAAAGCAAACATAAACAGTGCTCTAGATTTTCATAATAACAGGGGACAGAAGCTTAAAGTTGTCCCAAAGAAGAAAGTATTTTGTTTAGGTTATGACGATGAAGAACAACATTTTCCTAAGAGTTATGCTGAGTATGTACAGCGTGATAAGCAACGAAGTAGGTTAAAATTAAAACAACATGCCTCCACTAGATAATACTACAGCAAATTCAACTCCGATGTTTGGAGACCTTAAAGAAATCTTGCCTATTCTCCAAAGACAGGAAAAAGAACTGAAGAGTAAAATTCCTTCTACTTTTATTGCTGATATTCCTACTCCTTCTAAAGATTTTAGTGATTTTCTTATTACAGGAAAGAAATACTTAAAGACTCGAGCATCTAAAGCTCTTAGTTTTTTACAAGATACTGAGGTAGCACTTGCAAATAAAACTCCAGAACCATTACTTAAGTATGGTAAGAGGTTTGGTGAAAATCTTGAACAGAATTTTAGTACTAAGATGTCTCCTGAGAAGATGAAGGAGCAAACACTTAACTTTACTCCTATGGGTATGGCGAAGGTCGTGAAACCAATACTTGGTGCAGTTGCCAAAGAAGCACCTTCTATTTTACGGAAACTAGGTGATTATGTTTACCATACTACAAGCGTGTCAAATGCATCAAAAATACGTAGAGGTGGGTTACAGCCAGCTAGTGGAAAGTATGGTCGAGGTGTCTATTTTGCGCCAACTCAAGAATTCACAGGAGGTTATGGTAGTCTTGAGGGTGCAATGATTCGAGTAAAGAGAAGTAATTTACCTAAAAATTTTCAAGAATTTCCAGAGCAAGGTTGGTCAGAGGATTCAATTCCTAGTTCTTTAGTTGAAGTTTCAACTGACGGGGGTAAGTCGTGGAAACCTGGTCAAGGTTTTGCACACCCATCAACTGGTAAAGCAAAGATTGGAACAATTCTAGGAGGTGCAGGAGTTGCTACGGCTGCATCTATTTTTGGTAAAAAAGAAGACAGTAAATCCCCCGAAATGTTTCCCAGCAAATCTAACTTCGATGAACAAGATTTCACTAAGAGATTAGTAAATGTAGAGAATGGAGTAGCAACATCGACTGGGGAAAACCTGTATGATGTTATAGGAGTCACTGGAGACATTGGCAAATACCAAGCAAGTCCTAGAACAATTAAAGACTGGTCCAAGACTTGGTTAAATAAGCAATATACCCCAGAACAGTTCCGTAAAGACCCACAAGCTCAAGAAGCATTCTATAAAGAATTTCTAGCAGTCGTTAAAAAACACGAACTTACTCCGGAACAAGCTGCTATTGCTTGGCATTCTGGCTGGGGGGAACTTGGGACAGGGGTTGGAACAAAAGAAAAAAGACATCAGATTTTTACAGATAGTATCAACAAGCGAATGCAATCCCCAGAAAACCAAAGGTATTTATCAATTTTCAACAGATGAACTACGAAATCATAAAAGATAAGCCACCAATTTGGGACAAACTTAAAGAAGTATTCCCTAATGCTGATGAAGATAAAGTTGCCGTGACATATGGGGACAAGATTTATTGCAAAGATGATATGACTGAAGATCTTTTAGCTCATGAGTTGGTACATGTTAAGCAGCAGACAGAAATGGGGAGAGATATATGGTGGGATAGGTACCTCAATGACCCTCAGTTCGTCTATGAGATGGAACTAGAGGCATACCGTAAGCAACTTCAAGTACTTAAAAAGAAGTATAAGGATCGCAACAAACAATATCGTCTTAAACTAGCTATTGCTCAGATTCTTAGTGGTCCTCTGTATAATAAAATAAAGACAAAGTATACTGCACTAACAGACCTAGCAATATGATGACTGAAGAAAAAGCACTAGTTCTACTAAATGATAAAGAGTTCCGGATGAACCATCTCTATAAGATTATTACCAAGGATTCGAAACTCATAACCTATAAGTGGAATCTTGCACAAGAAGACTACAACAACAATAAGGTAGATCTCAACATTATCTTAAAGGCTAGACAACACGGATTCTCAACTGACGGACTCCTTGACTTGCTTGACAGAACTATCTCAACTAAGCATACTAACAGTGCTATTGTTTCTCACGAACAGAAGAATGTTCAGACTCTTTTCGAAATAGTAAAACGAGGTTACGAGAATCTTCCTGACCAATTAAAACCTAGAGTCTCTTTTGATAATCGTAATGAACTTTACTTTCCAGAGTTAGATAGTAAGATTTATGTGACGTTGGACACTCGTGGTCATACTGTGCATAATTTACATGTGTCCGAAGTCGCATTTATCAAAAATGCAGAAGAGCGCATGACTGGCATATTGGAATCAGTACCACGAGGTGGAAGAATTACATTGGAGTCAACTGCTAACGGTATGGGAGGTATGTTCTATGAAGAGTGGAATAACCCTCACGGCCAATTTAAAAAACATTTCTATAATTGGATGTGGGCAGAGGAATATAGAGTTCCAACAGATAAGATGATGGATGAGTTAGATGCAGAGTACCGAGAACTTTCAGTAAAATATGGGACTATTGCAGACATTCGTACTCGTTACATGTTAGACAAGGAGCAGTTCAATTTCTATATTCAGAAGGTTAGACGACACAAACAGTACGTCATGCAGGAGTACCCTACGACAGTCACCGAAGCATTCATTGCAGCAGGTCGAAACGTCTTCCACATCGCAGATCTTAACAAGCACGTACTACTTAATCCGATCCAAAGGATTTACGGTGATGTTCTTGTATGGGAACAACCTCTTAAAGGATTCAAGTATGTTATTGGTTGTGACGTAGCCGAAGGACTTGGTGGTGACTATTCAACAATCGAAGTTCTTAATGCTCACACCGGTGAACAAGTTGCAGAATACCGGTCGAATCATATTCCTCCAGACATGTTAGGCACGATGCTTATCAATTTAGGGAAGTACTACAACAATGCTCTTCTTGTTATTGAGGTGAATAACCACGGTCGTAGTGTGATTGACGGCATTAAGAGAAAATATGCTAACATTTACAGACGAGAAACTTTCGACAAGGTTACTAGAGAGAAAACTGAAGCACTCGGTTGGAGAACTACAGGTACTTCTAAACCGATGCTTGTGGATGTCATGGAGGAAGCAATAAGACATGAAGATGTTAAGGTTCGTAGTGAAGAACTCATGAAGGAACTTAAAGTTTTTGTCCAGACAGATGAACAGGGTAAACAGGGGTATGGTGCAGAGGGAACTGCTCATGATGACTTAGTAATTGCATTTGGTCTAGCTATTCAAGGAATTCGTCATACGCCTAAAGCTAAAAAACCAGAGACTATTGCAGAAACAAAACTTAAGAAGTATATTAACCAACACGGTCTCCCTACAAACTTTAGATCTGAAGATGTTAGACCTACTAGTGAACAGAATCATGCAACAATACTTACAGGTCGAAATCGTGGACATTCGGGTCTGAGACGTTAATGTACAGTCTACTTTAATTTTATAGTATATACTTTCTAAATATGGCAACACCTAACTTAAAACCGCTAAAGAAAGAGAAGGGAGTCAAGGGGTATATTCCGGTCGGAGATGAAGCAAAAGTCTTTGAGCAGTTCAAATCACGTAAACTTGCACTCATGTCTTCTCGTAACAATGTTTATGGACAGGATATTGATAGTAATATGCGTCGAATGGATAAGATGTATTTTAGGAAGTTCGCAGATATTCCTGAGAGTGAACTTGATGCTAACAATAAACCTCTTGCGATCAATGGAGCTTATGGAAAGATTCAGACAGCACTTGGAATCCTTATTGACAACCCTCCTAAGTATATTATGGAGGAAAACAATCCAAAGTATTCCGCTAATGTAGAACTCTTGAAGCAACTTGCTCAGAAATCCTTTAGAGACACGAATAGTCTTGGTCAACTCAAACTTACAGTCTTCAATGCCGCTAAGAGAGGTTGGGGAATTGGCCGTACATACAATAGACAACTTATTCATGATGCTAAGTTCCTTACAGGTATCGATGATAAAGGAAATAGAGCCTATACAACAAAGAAGTTAGTGAAACTTGATGATGTAGCATACGTCAACATGAACAACTTCAACACGTGGTTGGACGAACAAACCAAACCTGAAGACTTTTTCTCAACAAGAGACTGGATGTGGCGTGAAGTTTGGTTCATTGACGATCTCAAGAATACTTTCCCTGAAGCAGAGTTCCCAAATATGAAGTTTGTGCACTCTGGTGGAAATACTGAAGAAACAGTCAACGGGAACTATACTCAACAGACAATGGGAGCACAGGGCAATACCTCTCTTGCTCAGAAGAAGGGAATGACTGAGGTATTCTTTTATGAGAACCAATACGCTGACCAATTCATCATTGAGATGAACGGGGTCATGGTCGTATGGGAACCACTTCCACAGAATAACAAACGACTATCTTGTACTTACTTCCCTTGGCATCTTAGAGGAGATGATACAATTTATGGTATCGGAGTTGTTGAAGAAATGGAGAACAATGAAGAGTTGATTGACCGCATTGATAATATGGACATGAGACAATTGCTTTTGACAATTGCTCCACCGGGTTTTTACAGTGGTACCGAAGACTTTGAAGATGAGAACATTAAGATTACTCCAGGAGTTCTACGTAGGACAATGAACCCTAAGGACATCAATTTCCTTCAGATTCCCCAGGGTAACCAACATGGAGCAGAAAAGATTGCTTGGCTCCAAACTCAGCAAGACGGGAATACAGGTATTACTCCTGCAATTGAAGGAGCAGCACCTCTCTCATCATCGACTACAGCCTTCCAGATTGGTGTAGAACGAGAGGCAGGACTTAAGAGACTCAGACTCCCATTGAAGTCTATTCAGTATGCCCTTGATTGGGATTTCCAGAACCGTATTGCTCTCATCCAGCAAACTTACTCTGACTTCCAGGTACAACATCTTGCTACTCAAGATGAGATTACTGCTTATCTTGATGAGGTTAAAGCAGACCCTGAGTTTTACTATATTGAGAATGAAGGAGTACCCGGACAGGAAGTCTTCTATGCTAAGAAGTTCCGAGGTCAAATGCTTAATCTTGAACAAGGTGAAGATGGTTCATTTAGTGAGAGTGATACTAAAGCATTCTTTCACATCAAACCTGAATATCTCGCATTCTCTGGGTTCATGTCAACCGACATTTCATCTCTTCTCGTTACAAGTGAGGAATTGGAGAAGGCAGATACTCTTCGTATGACGAATCTCCTCATCCCTATTCTCCAACTGCCTAAAGAGATTGGAGCAAAACCTGCTAAGCAAATGCTTATGGCATCAAATAAGGACCCTAAGAAATGGTTGCCGCAGGACTGGTTAGATTTTCTTGCAGGAACTCCAGAGAAGAAACCACAAGAAACTCCTGTAGCACCAGGAACTCCGGAATCTCCGCTTGGTGGTGCACCAACAGGAACAACTCCAGCAGAAGGACCTAAACCTCCAGTACCTATGGGAGAAGCAACAGGAGGACCAACACAGGAGTCACCAGGGTTTGCAGGTACGTTCGCTTAACAGTTAATTAAGAGCCACAACATGAAAAAAGCCACAATAGATCAGAAGATGACATCAGCAAAGTGTAGAGAACTCGTAAAGAGTTATTTTGATGTGTTTGATGTCATAGCAACAGAATTAGTTGACGAACTTTCCGGTACCATCAACGTAGGTACATCGGATGGAATTGCCCTTGAGTACATGAAACGTGAGGGTATGAAGATGGGTATTAAAGAATTCCTTCGAAGGATTCATAGTAAAGCAGCAACAAAAAATGAATAAAGAAAAAGTAACAACATGGTCAGTAACAGATTTGCTTTCAGAGAAGAAAGTAGATTTCTTTCCAGTCTTTCAAGAAAAGGAGGACCAGGAAACCGATGGGCTTGAGAACCCTGCAGACTCAAAGAAAGAGACAGAATGTGCTTTCATTGAGATTACTGCTAAAGACGCTGAGGGAAAGGATTTGAAGATGAAATTCAACTACTTAGACCTCTACGGTTTCATTTACATGACAGGGAACGAGGAACTTCGACGTCAGTTGGCATTGAGGTATGAACGAAAGATAGTTTATGTACCATATAATGTTTCATTCAAACTTGACGCATCAGAGAAGAGGAAAGGTTACGCACATCGGAGAATTGAATTACACCTTGACGAAGTTGCAATGGCTATGGTCAAAGCCAAAGCACAGTTGTTAGAGGGTAAGTCTCCTGTTGATTCTGAGGAAGAACTACAGATGTGGCGTGAGCATAAGATTACTAATTTAGATGACCAAATTAAAGAGAAATATGAAAAGACCAGAAATAATTAAGTTCCTCAAAGAGAAGGGAGTGGACTTTAATCCAACTCTTAGACTTGCAGAACTTGATGCACTTTACGCTCTTCACTCGAATGGAGAAGCAACTCCTCTAGAGAAGAAAGATGAGGTTAAAGAGAACCCAAAGACCCCAGCTCAGACTGATATGTCTAAAATGTTGGAGATGATGGGTGGTATTGCACAGAAACTTGGTAGAATGGAAAGTCGTCTTGCTAAAGTAGAAGGTCCAGATGCTAATGCATTCAAGACTGGAGCAAAATCTGAGGACATTGATTCTGCAGCATCACAGAAAGCATCAATTGACCCAAAAGTGGTAGCAATTGTTGAAGAAGTTCTTGGTGTAGACTTCGGAGTAGAACTTGAGTCATTTACCGACAAACCAGGTCTATTGTTTACAGTAATTGTACCTCACCGTTTGTCTGACATGCCACCATCTACTCGTCCAGTACTTGATACTGATGGAAAGTATAAGGTACAACCGGACGGTAAAACTCCTGTCTTAGAGGACTATATTCCGCAGGATAGACGTAGTAGGGCGATTGGTAGTACTCAGAGTTATGAGGCAATCCGTGAACATTGTACTCGAGTTCGTTCATACCTCGTAAGTTATTATCAGAAGATGTCTAAACCTCTTCCAGAGTTTCGCATTAAGCAGTAATTATTAAATTAGCCACGCAAATATGAATTCATTTAAGATTAAAAACAAGTTTATTGTAGGGTTGGGTAGTTGGTTGAATGAACTTCCTCTTTCAGGTAAAGAAAGTCGTGAGAGAACACGTTTCGTGAGTCTTCTCGTTGATCGTCTTACTGAAGTTGAGAAGTTTCGAACAGATCTTCTCGAGAAACATGTAAAGAAAGATGAAAAAGGTGAGAAGAAGAAAGTAATGATTGAAGAGCAGGAGATTTGGGATATGACTCCAGAAAATCAGGTCTCTTACGGTAAAGAACTCACAGATTTGATGGATGAAGAGTTTGTTATTGATGTTCTTGAGGGGAACAAGGAGAAAGTCAAAGTGGTCAAGAATATTGTTCTCAATACTTCTTACGTCTTTGGACCAAAAGAAGGAGATTCAATAGAAGAGAAGAATGCAAAGATTCGACAAATGAATGATTACAATATTTGGTGTGAATCATTTGATGCAGTTACTATTGAGTAGCATTGTACAGTGTCTAAATTATTAGCTGGATGGTAGACTATAGTTAGGAGTCACATTCATTTACATGTAGTGTGCTTTCTGGTTGAAGGCTGGATTACGGCAGTTATTCCAATTGCTTGGGAACCGCCATAATCGGTGTCGCTTATTTCCATCGAGTCCTTTTGCAAGGGAATAGAAACAATAACAACCGTAATCCAGCCCTTAAACCTGGAAGGGCTTACTAGTATTCCCGGGAGGTCGCTCTCCCCGTAATTAAAAAGTTGTTAAATACTATGACAGAAAACCCAGGAGGTGAGGTAATCACCGTAGAGAAGTTGCAAGAACAAATTGCTAATCTCAATAAAGGAATTGCTACTTATAGAGGTGAGTCGCAAGCTTCCAAAGCTGAAGTTGCAGCGGCAATTGCTAAAGTTGCAGAACTTGAAGCAGTTATCAATGCAGCTAAAGAGACTGATGATGACGACAAGAACAAAGAAGTAAATCTTAACCCCAAGGACCAGGAAAAATTGGATGCTTGGGCAAAGAGCCAAGGGTTTGTTACTAAGGCCGAGATGGAAGCTCAAAAAGCTGAAATCTATAATGCTTCAATGAAAACAGTCGAGACTCAGGCAGTAGAAGAGTTCCTTAAGACATATCCAGTATATGATAAGGACGAAGAATGGGCGAAAGTAATGGAGCAATTTGCTCTTTACAAGACCCCTACATCTCTAGCCGGATACCAGAAACTCCTTAATAAGATTCACAAAGAACTTAATCCCGGAGATGATGGTAGTGCTCGAACCAGAGCTGAGATTGAAACTCGAAAGAGATTAGGACTCGGCGGTGGTAGTCAAAAGACTGGAACCGAGGAAGGTGTTGAAACAATTGAGTCTCTTCAAGAGAAGTATCCTCGATTGAATCGCGCACAAATCGAAAGTCGTTTGGCAGAGCTAAAGGCACTTTACCCAGATAAGAAGTAACTTTACAAATATATGGCAATAAAAGTAGTTTCAAGCTCTCCCAACGTGGAAGCTCTCGAAATGCTTGCAGATGCCTCAACTCTCTTCACCGCAGGTTCCCTCGTATATCGAGACACCACAACTGGTGAATTGAAAGAAGCAACTGCAACCACCGGTGACGGTACTAATATTGAGGGAGTTACAACCAAGACTGAGACTACAGGCGCTTCGGAGCCTTACATCAGAGTCTTGCCAGTTCACCTCGGTATGTATGTTGTTGTAGATTGTACAAATGCTACTGCTGCAAACCAGCTTAACAAAGCTCACTTGTGGACAGATGCTCGTACTATTAACAACACATCAACGCATTCAGTAGACGTTAATGCAACCTTCGTAGCACTCAGACAGGTCGGAGCTACGACAGACAAGAAACTTTTTGGTTATATTGTCAAGGTTGGTCAGGCACTAGCATAGTAATTGATTAGAAAGTATTATGTTAGAGAAATTAGCTTATATTGCAGGATTTGTTGATGGAGAAGGTTGTTTCGGTATTGGTAAACAACCAAAATCGGAAAATTATAGCGTTGCAGTCCTAACAATTGTACAGAATGATATTAAACCTTTAGAATTTATTCAGACAATTTATGGTGGAAGAATCTGTAAACACTGAAATGCTAGTATGATTAGATATCGTGGACCTATTGCAATTAAAATCGCAAATGATCTACTTCCATTTCTGTTAGTTAAAAAGACTCAGGCTGAAACTCTTATCAATCTTGGTTCAACTATCTCTTGTTCCGGAAACCCTCTCAATCTACAACTTCTGCAATATAGGAAATCTCTTTTTGAAGAAATTCGAAAACAAAAAACAGAATATAGGATAATCAATAATAAATAATCATGAGCACATCAGTACCATTCGATCTAGATGCAGCAGCAGATTTGACAGATCTTTCGATCCAAGAAATATGGATTAAAAGTCCTGCAGACCTCAAAGAGTACCACAAGGAGTACTACTATGTAGAATCTGTTCCTGACTATATCACCAAAGACTCTTCAATTACGTCGATCAGTGCGTTCTCGAAGATTCCGGAAAACGGAAACATCCCAGCTGATTCCCCTTATCAGGGATTTGACAAGACATATACTCAGAGTTTCTTCTCTGGTATGCTTCGTATTACTCGCCCAATGTGGAGGTACGGTATCTCAACACGTAAATTGGAAGGACTCGTTCGTGAACTCAAGAACGATGCTATCCGTTTCCGTGAGCAGGTTCTTGCTAACGTATGGGTGAATGGTACATCAACCACTTTCACTGAGACTACAGGTAAGTTCGCTTACACTGTAACCAACACAGGTGGAGACGGTGTAGCATTCCAGTCAACAGCTCATACACGTGAGGACGGTGGTTCCAACTGGAGTAACACTGTTTCTGACGGTACAACTGTTAACATGGACTTTGACTACGATGCTTGGAAGGCAGCACTTAAGACAGCTCAGGCTATCAAGGGTGGTGTAGGTGAAATTCTTGACATCTCATTGGACAAACTCCTTTGTAAGAAGGAATCATCTGTTCACATGCGTGCTCAGGAAATTCTCAAGGCTATGGCCAAGGGAGAAAATCCTACAACTGCTAACCGTGACGGAGTTATCGATCGAGTATTTGACATCGTTGCTAATCCATACTTCTCTTCGGATATTGTATGGGGAGCATTTGATAGTTCAAAGGTAGGTCCTAAGTTCGGATTGCAGTATAAGGAAGGTATGCCTCTCACTCTCGATCCTCAGTATATTGATTACGATAACAAAGAAAAGAAGTAATCAGCAGGTAAGGACTTTGCCTACGGTTTCAATGATGTGAGAAAACAACTCAGAAGTAACCGAGCAAATTACTAGCCTCTTTTAGCCCTACTCCTAATCTAA